TTTTCCGAGACGTTCTCCTGATACCTCCAGAATTACTTCTCGTTTGCCTGCAGATTGTGCAGCTGCTACTTGGGTAGCGGCGGGAGCGGTTGGGGCGGCGGGAGCCATCCTATTGCCCGTGGTAGCAATTCCGGAAGCAATTCTTTGGGCTTGTGCATTTGCCCCTGCAGCGCCAGCTGCTCGTCTTGCACCTCCGACGCCAACGGTTTGTACTGGTTGGTTCATCGCCGCAGCCGGTCTTTTTGCTATAGCCGTATAAAAGTCTGTTAACCCTTCAAGCTTGTCCTCATCGAATTCATCTACTATATCTACTAATTTTTCAAGCTCGTCTGTAACGTTCCCTAAGTGCGTTTTAGTTTGGGGGCCAACCTTAACTATACTGTCGATAGTAGCTCCAAACGCTTCCGTAAGGGATCCCATCCCTCTGGTTACCCACTCAATTCCTTTCCCCATCATCATAAAAGCTGCGCCGACAGCGACCAAACCGATCGCCCCAGCTGTTCCTGCGGCACCAAGAGTTCCGACTGCGCCTGATAAACCAAACATCATACCAGTAAGGCCAAGAATAGTTGTAGCCATTCCCACAATTGCGCCGGTCATTTCTCCCCCCGTCAAATCCTTAAATGATGCGACCAAATCAGCCAAACCAGTAGCTGCAAGGGCGATGCCCCCACCGGCCATTAATACTGCACCACCGAAAGCTAGCATTCCGACCGCCGCAGACTTCAATGCAGTACCCACTGTTGTAATTGTTCCAGAGAGAGTTGTTCCGGCTGAAGCTGCAACAGGCATCGTCTTGGTGGCCAAACCCAAAAGAGACGACCCGAACTTCCAAATAGCACCTGTGACGGGCGACAGCACCTTTCTAAAAAGCACAAAACCACCGGTTAATAAAACAACCCAATTCCACGCTGGGCCTAACTTCCGAGCCACATCGGCTAGCGTGGACACCATCCACTCGAAAGCTGTAATCAGGGGCTCAGCCACTATCTTCATATTTGCCATGGCTGCATTCAAATGATCGGTAGGAGTCAATAATTTATACGCTTCATCGGTTAAATCACTAATGTTTCCGCTGCTTACTGCAGCTGCAACTGCTTGATTTTGTAATGCTTCGTCGCTGTTGCTGAGTGCCTTATTGAGCAGATCCAAAGCATCAGCACCTCCCAATTGAGCAGCAATTGCTTGTCGCAGGCGATAATTCGCGCCGTCCCAACTAGTTCCTTGTTCTTCCAAGGCGGTTTGAATACGACTTGTCATCAATTCCATTCTTTTCGGGGCTTCAGTTGATACCATTTCTACGGTATCAAAATAACCGCCCCCCAGCAATGCATTCAAAGGTGCTACTTTCGATGCTGCATCTTCAAAAGTATCAAAACCTTCTGTAACACTAATAAGCTGTCCCATTTCTATACCAGTAGCTTTTGTTTGGGCCTCTAATTGTTTAAAAATATCAATACTTTCTCTACCAAATCGAGCAAGATAGCCACGCGCTCTAACAAAATCTTTAGCTATTATTTTAGGGGGAAGCTGTAAAGCTTTACCTAAATTAATTAACTCAGATTGTGTTTCTGCAGCTTCAGCAGCAGTCATGCCCAAAGACATTACCAAGAAATCTTGCGATTCAACAAAATCTTGCGTATCTATCCCAAGGCGTCTGACGGTAGTGGCCAGACTTATCATCGATGTCTGAGCGGCAGTAGAAAATCGCGTTATTCCCATAATACCAAGCCTAAGTGCTTGGCCAGCTTCTGCGGTCTCAGCCATTTCAACACCAAGATTTTTGGTTTGATTCCAAGAATCGATTAAAACCGTCTTCAGTTCTTCATTAGCCATGGTTGCTTGGCGAGTGCTAGCAGCTAGCTCTGCAAATTCTTTTAAGCTATTAACTGTATTCGCAATAACATGCCCTACTATATTTAAGGGATTAAGCATGGCCGTAAGTTCTGTACCTATTGCCGCCAGAGTATCACCAAAATTAGCCCCTCCGGCCACAGCCTGTCCCAATATACCACCAAAGCCTTTTTTGCCCAATTCTTCATTTAAGCCAAAAACGCTGCCCGCTAATTGAGCGGTTGATGATCCGAGCGCATCCGAATTCTTTTTAAGCTTGGCTTCGGCAGTCGTTAATTTGACAACCGACTGTTCGGCCTTCTTCATTGCTTCAATAGCTTTTAGCAATGCTTCACCATGAAGATTCTCAAGTTTTTCTAATTTTTCAATTAATTCTAAATGTTCTTCGGTTTTTTCATCCAAGTCTCTAAGAGCGTCGAGCTTTTCGTTAATAGCTTTAATGGCCAATTCATCATTTTCTCTTGCCTTTTGTTCCAAACTTGCGAGGAGAATTGCATTGTCTTTTGCTTTAGATGCCTGCTCTTCTAAAAGTTCAATTTCAGTTCTTAAACGATTATATTCCAGCTGAGCGGTATTGGCTAATTCCTTACGCATCTTGAGCTGTTCAGTGCGCGATTTATTTAGCTTATCAATAGCTTCTTGAAGAGAAATGACTTGTGTTTTATCATCTGGTGGCATCTACGGGACCTCTATTTAAACGGCCACTTTATGCCCGTTTCTCTTTCAAATGCTGAAACAGCGTTACCAAGTTTATATTTATTACTTAAAGTACGTGCATCATTTAAGCCGTATTTTAGGTAACTTTCCATATATCTCTTTTCGCCTGCGAGGGCAACAACAAATTTATCTATTTCGTTTCTTGTCCCCCGAACAGTTAAGCTGGGAAGGTTCAGGCCAAACATACTTTTCAAAGTATACTTAAGCACTGAACCAAGACTTGCCAAAGATTGTTCTTTTAAAAGTTTATATTTTTCTAAATCAATTACAACTTCTTCCATAATATAGACCTCGCCTATTCATTATAATTAGTTTTTGTTGATAAAAAAATATTATCTTCTTCGCGTCGAGGAACGCATAGAATCCTCATGACGTCTTTTTTCTTCTTCAAACTCATTTTTTAATCTCTTTAAAAACCAAGCCCGCAATCCTACGGGAAGATTATAAGCCTCTATTAGACTAAGTTTGCCGTGAAACACTAAGGCGAACATTTGTTCATAGACGTTCGCGCTATATTCATGATCGAGGCCAAAAAAAGTCCGCACTAAGCGGAACCTCCATTTCTTGCTCATATCCGCAAGCGTTGCATTCGAAAATTTGACTCATGTCGATATTGGGTACAATTTCAGCATATGTTTCTCTCAAATATCTAGAATCAGCCGCAGGCATCACTTCTAAAAATTGATTAATCATATTTCTATCAGTGACATTGTTTAAGGAAACAATAAATCTCTTAAACATCTCAATCAATCCCGTTTCTGCTTTCTTGTTCTTAACATTCCGTGCTTCGTCGTGGCCATTTAATAGCTTAACTTCAGCGCATATACCTGTTGTGGGAAGATTTAAAATAAAATTTTTCTTCTCGTTTACCTCAACGTTTGTAGGTATTTCAACTTCTTGGCTACTAGAAAGCAGTTCATTCAAATCAATAACCTGAGTTTGCATATTACCGCAACCTGGGCATGTAACATTGGTTTTATAGTCCGGACCATAAGCAGAAGCCCTAGCAGAGATAACTATTGCATTCTTGTCGCCCATGAATAAATCTTTAACATTAATATTTTTATCGACCAATAAACTGCTAACCACTCTATCAATCGCAACACCCTTTTTGATTAAGGAACGATTTGTAAGAACGTCTTCCTCTTTAGCAGTCATCATACTAATCTCAATAGAATTCTGACCGTAGAGAGGATGACCCTCCGAGTAAAACCTACCCTGAGAAGGAAGATCAACAAATTCAGTAGGTTTTATAAAATTTAATAAACTATTGTTATTTGCGTCTTCTTGGTGAGTGTTTAGGGGCGTTGAAATATCGTGCTCTGTCGCAGCGGGTTCTGGTGGAGCAGGTACCGCTAGGCGAGCACTATTATTTCTTGATTCCATTTTTACCTCTTTCTATTTCCTTATCTTATCCTACGACCCACTACAACCTCAGCGAGCCGCCAGCGGTTTGTATAGCATAATCATAATCGATATCAAATTTGACTTCTAAGAGACCATCGTTTTCATAATTCAGGTCGCCGCCAAAATCAATGGTGCCGTTAATAAATGGGTTGTGCAAGGTCCACTCAGAAAGGACGTTCGCATTAGGGCTTATAACTTTCGGAACGCCGCCGCCTGCTGGTGCCGGTGCGCCAAGATGCCTAATGATAATTTGCCCAAATGAGCGTGCAGCTGCAGCTTTAGAAATATTCTTGGCTGCAGCCTTCGCACTCTCCGGTACATTGTAACCTGATCTTTGAAGAACCTTGTAAATTTCTGCTCCCATATCTGGCTGCGCAGTATCGACCAATACTACTGAAATAGGGTTCCATACTACTCGATTAGGATATTTGAAAGTGTGATTCAAAAATTTATGGCTGGTCGAATCCAACGTAGCATTGGGCATTGTTACACTTCGGCAAGCAAACGTTGCGGCGGAACCTACTTCTCCTACCGCGCTAATAGTAAGTAAAAACCTGAATTGCCTTTTAGGTTCTAATGTTTCTGTGTTCCAAAATGTTGCTCCCATGCGAATGGTCTCCTATACGTATAGCATCTTATCTTTAAATAAATAGTGTTTTGTTTTATTAATCTTCAAAAGAAGCCCCTGTTGAAGTAATAAAGAAATCCAAAGCGATATATTCAATAGACCGAGCAGGCTTCAGCAAAATCTTTGCATATAAGATATTTCTATCAATCAACTCGGGTGTTGTCGTCGTATCATCAAGGATAAACTTGTAGTCAGTTAAACCAAATTTTGTTTTTACATCGCTAAGGAGTGGTTCAACTTCGCCTGTAAAGCGATCCCATGTAGCTTGAACATTCTGTTGAAACAGAATATTGTTAGCAATAGTAGAAATTTGCTTCTTCAAGAAGATTAGTAACCTTCTTACATTAATTCTGTCTAAAGCAGTCGCTTGAATTTGGCATGTTTTCTGTCCAAAAACTACGATTCCTTCAGCTGGGAAAGAAGCAATGGGATTAATTCTGTGTTCATAGAGACTATCGCGATTTTTCGATGTCAATCTCCTACGAACATTAACCACTGGAATTCCTGCCGAACCTTGTGAGAGTCCGCCGCGATTAAAGCCAGCGGGTGCAAACCAAAGTTCTGAACGTGCAGCTGAAGAGCCCATAGTACCCATTGCAGCAATCGATGGTGGAATCCAAAGAAGCTGACCAGTTCGGGAATCGCGTGTTTGGACCCAAGGGAAAAATGCACTACCATAACTTGAATTGGTTTGGCGCGCTTTCCAGGTATTAACTGCATTTGTAACATTGGGAAGTTTCGGATATCCAGACGTCGTGGACGAAATTGGATTCCCTTCTGCTCTCGGTTGATAGTCGTTTTCGATATCAACAATAGCCAGAGCATCACCTCTTTCTTCACATATATCAATCAAATCATCCGTCAAAGACTCATTCGTAAGACCTGGCTGAGAAGCTAAATTATAATCTACAAACTCAGGGTCTCGAATAACATTCATTGCTCGCTGAATAGAGTGTACTGCGTAATTCGTTACGCCAGTACTACCATATCTAGAGCCTACACTTTCACCTTTCAGTAATGTATTTCTGAAAGGATTCATTTCGGTAATGTCGAGTCCATCGAAACCACCATGAAGAACAGTCGTAAATTTATTTATTTTTGAACCTGTTACAACAAAAGCTGCGCCGCTCAAAGCACTAATAGAAGTAGCATCGGCGCGGGAGCCGGAATGATAATAATAACTTAACGTTTGGCCTTGAACCGCCCTAACATTATCAAGCGTAAAAACATACTGATTCGTAATTGAAGCCGCTGTAGAGGTTACGCCTCCTGGTAATACGCGAAGTAATTCAGTCACGCCGGGATCAATACGTTTTCCACCAGAAGATTCCATTAGATCAACACCAAAATAAGCATTTTCTTGACCCGCTGCGGATGGTCCCATAAGAGTACTAGCTGATACTACTAATGGAATAGCTGGGAAGTCAATGGCCACGCCGGTTAGACTACTGGTGACGGCGGTTGGCAGGCCCCAAGACCACTGAATCTTGTCGTCAGCATTTCCCAAGTATGTTGGCCTGTTTACGATATCACTAGCTAGACCCCATGAAGATCCTTCAATAGATCCAGACTCCCAAAACTCGCCACCAGCACCGCCTTGTTTCAGTGTCAAACGACTAAAGGTCGGTGGTCCGATGACGCCAAAAGGCATTAAAGTAGGCAATGCGCCCCCTTCGGCAACGTCTGGATGGACTTCTACTCGGATATAATTAGATTTGTTGCTATAATCTCCTTTAGTTTCCAATCGGCTTTCGGTAGAATTATATTGATAATATTTATCGCCTATAGCGGCAGCAATATAATGAGGAGAGGAAGGATTAAGATTTAAGCCGGTGAAGCTTTCCAAAACATTCTTGTTTAGATCTGTATCATTCAATCGGCGTACTTCTACAGTAAAAGATGGATATGGATCAACTAATTGTTGTGCTGATCCAGGATAAGTAATATCTCGAATTGAAATCTTAACTTTCTTTTGAATATCTTCTCCTGTTTCATAAAGGCCATGAATTTTAAATAATTGCTGACAATCCGCTTCGGCTACAAATGCCGATGAGGCAAGATTTAAATCTTGAGCAATAAACCAGCCGGTTGAAGCAACCGGAGGACCATTATCAGCACTGTCTACTATGTTAGTAAAATCATTTCCTCGGAAACTCGCCTGATCAACTCTCAACACTATACCAATCATTGGTCGATCAGTTCGCTGACCAACTAGGTCATTGACGGCTCTCTCATATGTTTGCCCAAGAACATAGCCATCATTAGAATTGTGGATATTAGAATTTAATTGAGTAGGATCGGTAGCAAAAACATTACGAATATAGTTCGAATCATTTCTAGAAAAATTAAACGTTTTTATTCGATCTTTGTCCGAAAATGCCGAGCTGCTAACTACCACTTTAAATGTCGGTGAGCCGTTTGTGGTCGAATTCAAGAGGGCTGCATTAGAACCGGTGTGGGCAGCCCCGAGAGACCCGTGGATAGTGCCGGATAACGTGATGGAAGTCGCTGCGTTGCAATACCATATAGCTGCTAGCGTACCGGTTGTATAATTAAGAGTTCCGCTTGGAATTACGTAAAGTCCATACGCACCGCCGCCATTCATGGCCGCATTTGGTACCTTCCACCCATTAACACCAGTGGTGGCGTCGTTGTTAGGGTCTTGAGCACCTAAAAGTCTCACATATGTGAAAGGTTGATTGTTCTGTAGATATGCTTGTGCAGCGAAGGTACCGTACATTGGAGCTGCAAGATTAGGATTGCGCCAACCATCACCAGTGGTGCCGCCTGCGACTGGTTCTCCGAATAATTGCACAAATTTTTCATATGAATCTACCCTCATGGGTAAAAAAGCGGGACCTTGAAGGGCGCGGCCAATGACGACCGGGCCTCTTTGAATTATCGCCACGTTTTCTACTTCTGATTGGTCAACTTCAGAAGTGAAGACACCGGGTGATATAAAACGATACTTATCTGCAGGCATTTAACAATCTCCTATTATATTGATATATTAAAGATATTATAGACTATAATAAATAGTAAATAACTTTATGAAAAGAACTAACCTCTGAAAAAACCGTCATCGTTATTTGGGTTTTTCTCTCCAAATAAAACCCTTTCTCTTCCAATTCTTACCTCAACAAAATTTTGCTTCTTAATTATCTTCGGCATATTGTCGTTAGGACCAGACCCAATGGTGTATCCTAAAACTTTTGTTGTTATGGTAGTCTTGTAAACTCTCTCGTTTTCTTGAAGAGTAGTAGTATTGTCAAAAGCGAAATCTGGCTGCACAAATGCTTCATATGCATGTCCGTTTCTTTGCATAACAAAGTAATTGCTAGGGTTGGTTCCATCGATCATAGCGGTCACAATCTCATTCATTTGTTGTTGGTATTCAGTGAAAATTGTCAACTTGTATTCCATATCCATATATATTGGATACGGAATCGTAATGGTTTCATATACAACCTTCTTGTTGTTCCTTTTCATATTCGGATCATTAAGCTTGCTCTTTCTATAAGCAGTTGCAGTAGCAAATTTATTCGTTTCATTTTGATTTAGTCGCCGTGCTATTGTGAGTTGCCCTTCATTGAAATTGCGCATTCTATCCACGGCAGCAAAAAATTTACCTCTCTTGGCCCGATCTTTATTGATGTTAGCTCTCTCTATCGTCATTAGCGGATAAATGACCATCCCATTAACATCTCTCAATTCTTGAAACTTCCTAGCAAAGGATCGTTCTGGGGTTACCCAATATACGGGAACTTTTTTGAAACCCTCATTGGTACTAGTGAATACGTTCATTTCCTTATCAAAAAAATCATGGACAGCAAAATCAATATTTTCCAATGTAGAAGGAGTTATAACCTCTTCTTCAATAACGCCAGGATCACCTACTTCGGTATAAAAGTAATCAATATTCTTTTTTTCATTATCTGGCATCGAAAAGCCCCTTTCTTGCTCTTAAGCATTTAGCACTTACTTCTACTTGATGATTAATTTGTCCAAATAGCTGTGCTGGAAAATCTACATTAACTATTTCATAATATATTTGTCCGTACAAAATAAAGTCACCTTCACGCACAAATAAGTTTTGATCATCTGATATCCTTCTATTATGAAAATGACAAGTTAATTCACCTGTCTTGTCTAGACCATACGTATTGCTGGTCTCGGTTGCTATATTGCCCCATTCAACAAGCGCCATGACCCTTACGGGAGACAAGAATGTTTTTTCTATCGCCTCGCCATATAAAGGATGAAAATTTGTATTGTGTGTATCAATCGGATAATAAAGTATTGTTTGCCCGATTACTCTCTCGATTAATTCATCATTAACTTGCTTTACTAAATCACGCTCTTTCTTATTAAAAAACAAGGGAGGGGGCGGGGCGGGAGGTTGTGACCATTTATCTTTATCATATGACATTTATTTCACCCCACATACACGCCAGCTGGGACCGTTTGAAAAATCTCATTTGCTGATTTAACCATGCTGGCTTGCTCTTCCTCTACTTTCGCATAGGTCATTTCAGCTAATACAGTTTTAAGTTCTTCTCTTAATTTCTCTTGTTCATCTTTTGCTTGGCTCAATAAATCAGAAGCATTTAAATTAACATTACTTCCTGGAATAGGAATTGAAGTAAATTTACCTCGAACTTGTCCTAACATTTCTTTTGTTAACGAAAGTCCAAATCTTCGTATCCATTGTTTACCAATAGAATTAATATTATTATAGGGAATATTCGCAAATGGTAACGTATTCATATTGTTTACGCCACTAATACCAGTATCTACAGTCGCTGTTGACTCATTCCATGGATCTGTTTTTACAGTAAACTCCACCCAAAACTTTGCAGGAGAATAAGTTCCTGGTCTAGGAAATAGACGAAGCTGATTATCTTTTAACTCATAGGAATAATGAGAATTTCGTGTATATATTGCATCTTCATAAGCCATGGCTTGTAATTTATTTTGCCATGTAGGAATAACCTCAAAGGTAGAATCATCAGCGTACATACCATATGTGGATAAGTTACCGATTGTATTGATCCCACCGTAATAGCCATAAAATCGCCACATTGCATGAGGTGTTTTATAAAAAACACGTCGGATTGTTACGCGCTTGTTTCCCACTTTTTCAAAAAAAGCAGAAGCGCTGAGAGAAAGGGAGGAAGACTGAATTATGGTCCGTAGATCGTAATCTTGTACTCCAGTCACCGTATCAAGTGAAGCAGAATATATTGGATCAGTGCCGCCCACATCTGATTCTGTTGCTGTTCTATCACCAATTTGTCTTACATAACCAAATTCAAATTTAGGATATTTAAGAGCAATATTGGGATTAGCAGCTAGTGGAGAAGTTGATTTGTGTTCTCCATCTTGATCAAAAGTACCGGTCGTCATTCCCAACGCAGAACCAAGAGAATTTTTTGCCTGGTGTATGTTAACGATATAGGAATATTCTAAAACGGCTTCTTCATAAGCCGCAAAAACATTCTTTTCAGTTAATTCAATATCGAGAACATCGCCGCCTAATTTACGATATGTATAATTTACTTGATCAACAGCACCGGAAACAAAATCCGTGTTAGAAACGTAAATACCATAAGGATAATTAGCAACAGTTTCCGCATTAGTTAATGATCCTGTTTCAGGTAAAACTACTGCAGATGTCTGTGAAGCAGGTGTTAGAGTTGGGACTGCCATTCATTTGATCTCCTTGGTTTACTAAGTAAATAGTATTCAGAAAGGAGTATCAAGCTTTTTTAGTTGTAGACTTCTTTGCTGCAGCTGTCTTTTTCGGAACCTTAACCTTTTTTATCGTTTCTAGTGAAGCAACCACTTCTTCAACAGCTACAGTTGTGGCTTTTAGTCTAGCTAATAAACGTAATCTCTTTTTCTTCCTACCCATAGTAAAACTCCTTTTATGTAAATAGTTAATAATAAAGGAAAAGCCCTGGTCTCAAAGAAACCAGGGCTTTTTTCTAGGCTTAACTTAATCTATCATCCGCCAGCGCTACCGAGCAGGCCTCGAATAACGACCAAACCATACATATCAGGTCTGACCATCTTCTTAGCATACCGAGTCATGACGCCTTTACGCGGCACAAAGTCTTCCGTACCAAAGATGGTAGGAGTGACCTGTAGCGGCACGTAAGGAGCGTATACATAGCCACTTTCGAGGAAGCTGCCTCCCTTGCGACCTACAAGCACCAAATTACGTGGGAAGTAGGGATCGACATAGAGATCAAATTTCTTCGAAATCGAACCAACGTTAACAGCACCGATAGTGCCTCGATCAGAATCAACCGTAACATTAGCACGGAATCCAGCAGTAAACTCAAGGATATTCGCAACCTCTGGGGATGTAACCACAAAGTTTGCTCCACCACGGAGAGTCTTACGATGAATGGCCGCGCTTACGTCGTTCATGGTTTCGACAAGTGTCTCATACCATTCACTAACGGTACCGGTGAAGTCAGGAGCAGCCGTAGTGGCTCCAATCTGTTCGCCGGTTAAGCGATCCACGAACAAGCCAGGTGAACGAGACCAGAAATACGTACCAGCAGTAGCCTCTTGAATGAGGTCATTGAGAATCTCACGATCGATTTCAAGAGCAATTTGCTCAGAAAGGATCTGTGTAAGCTCAACTTCCGCATCTAGATTGTGGTAAGCATTTAGATCTTGACCCAATTCTGGGGTCCACTTAGCCTTCAGTTTCTTAGTCATCGCAGTGACTGCAACCGAATCAACCTTAATATCAATCTCAGGAATAGTGTTTCTTACTTCCCCATCAAAGGAATTATCCGGAACATTTCCAGCTCCTTCAAGTGGGAACACATCACCCAGAACCGAACCTACAGCATTACCTGCCGAAAGTTCATCAGCAACTGGATACTCTAGAGCGATAGTACCAGATATCGACGTCCATACGGAACCCTTTGCTAAGGTAAGAACGAGTTTTTCAGTACCGGCAACAGTAACCAGTTTTGTAAGACGACGTACCACATTAATATCGCTAGTAATATCGGTAGTCTCCAACGTGAAACCAGTAATGGCTGAAGCTGTAATAGCAATCAAATTCTTACGATTAAGTGGTCCATTAGTTGGAGTACTAGCACCTGGAACCGCACCGGTAACCTGCAAATAATATGCAGTGGTATCGGCCAAAGAATCAGGATCCCAACGCATAGAACCTTTTTGCAAATCGGTCATTGTTGCAGCCAGGATAGATGCTGTAACTAGAGCATCATAGCCAGTTGTGTGGGTTGCGCCAAAATTTGCAGCTGCTTGTGAACCACTAGGTGAAGAATAACCACTTTGGAGATTATAAAAACCACCACCATTTTCGGTAATGTCTGTAACACCACCGGTTAATTGTGATCCAACAACTCCACCACCATACAGTGACTCATTAGCTTCAACACCCATACGTGAACCATTGTATTGGAAATCCATAAAGAAAATGAGGCCGGATGGCAAACTCATTGGCTGTACAGAAACCAGATCATTGGCTAACAAAGAGCCGAAAACACGTCGGACGAGTGGAAATGCTACTGAAGCAAATCCTGCAACATCGCCTGCAGCCATTGAAGAAGATTCCTTCAAAAGCTGGGCTGCTTGGTTTTCTAACAAGCGAGCCATACCATTTTTTGCGGCATCTTGTTCGATGCCTTCGAGAAGACCAGTTGCTTCCCATTTTTCAACAATGGCAGCACCTTCTCTAGAGAGTGACCTTTCAGTAATACCCTCAGTTAATTTATCT